CTATGCAATCAGTTGAAGTGGTTGAGCAAATATTGAGCCATTCATCGAATCAAGTGGCGCAAGTCGGATCGGCACTCGCTCTCATGGTGATGGCCATCAAAGCCCAAAAGGGGTTTGACGTCGCCGCATTCGATGCTTCGCTGAAGGAGTCTGCGGCTCTGTTCCCGGAGCCGGAACACCAAATGCTTCGCGCGTTGCTAGAGGCTGTTGGTGGGAAATACCCAGTTCAATCAGCGCAGAAAATTTAGAAATACAAGCGCAGTACTTAGCCACGGCTTGTCCGTTGATACCGAGCGCACCATGCTCGCGACTACGCGGCCTTGTCGAATATCCGCGCCCATGTCGTCCGGTCTGGGCGCCTGGGCGCGAGGGCCCAACGCTCCGGCGAACCGCCCCTCGCATAGAGCAAAAGGGCCGGGCATGCGACCTGCTCTCGCGGGCACCGGGCGGCGTGTCGGCAGGTATCGCAGGGAGTCGGCGCGGCAACTTCGGCGGATTTGCGACTTGCGGAGCCGTGCGCGGCTAATTCAAGAATGCGTTCTGCGGGCGGCGGTTCGGCGTTTGTTTGCTCCGGCGGTCTCGGTGCCGCCCTGCTCTCACTCACGGCCTCCTGCGCCAACTCACGCGCCGCGGGCCGATCCTCGAATGCCGCCATCAGCGCGGCGAAATCGAGAGGGCTCCTCTTCGGTTGGCGGCTCATCGGTTGCTCAATCATTTGCCGGGCAAGGTCAGGCGGTGGTGATATCTAAGGCCGTCACTGATTTGCTTCGCGCCACCGCGACGCAGCCAACTGTTGACGTTCGCGCCGTCGAGTGCATGGATGTTGAAGCTCACGTGCGGACTGTAACTCGGCGCGCTCGCTAGCGCTCCGCCGCCTGAGCCCTGGCCTGCCATGCCGCGAATGACATCTGCGAGCGGCGCCGGCAGCACCATCTCGCGCGAGTGAAGTTGTGTCATCGGGTTGGCGCCGGCAGGAATATCGTAGCCACCGGCGGCCGAAGAGATTGAGCCTCCAAAGCCGATGACAGCGGCACCCGCAGCGGCAGCGGCGATGGGAGCCAGGATCCATCCGATGTACGGGATTGCTGACACCGAGCGGTATACGTTCGCCATGGTCACATAAGCACTCGTCGCAATTTCTTTGATCGCTGAAGCTGCGGACGCTGCGAGTCCCTGCTTATGAGCGGCCTGCTGCACGGCACCGCGCGTCGCTGCGCCAACAACGGTCGCCTGAGTCATCCCGACTTCACCCGCGACCCATGTGATCACGCGCTTGACCGACATGTGCACGAATTCCGCGAGAATCGAGCGAGCGAGGTTGCCGATCGCCCGATGGAGGGTCTGCGTGCCTTGAATCATCCCTTGAATCGATTGCTGAATCGCCGAGGTCACGGGGGCGAGCATGCCCTCAATCTGCTTTTTTCGTGCAATGGCTGCGTCGTTGTCGATCTTCGTCAACGCCGTTGCCCGTTGCCTAGCGAGGAGCGCGATCTCGTCCATGATTTTCTGCCGGGCGAGCTTGTCGGCCTCGATCAGTTTGAGGCGATCCTCGAGCGCCTGCTTTTCGATCGCGAACTTCTGTGCCTCGAGGTCGCGAAGCCCCGCGATCTCCTGCGCTTCGGTGATCTGACCCAGCTCGAGCTGCGCCCGGAGCGACTCTCGCTTGTCATCGACCTCGGCGAGAGCCATCGCTCGGCGGGAATCGGCCGCCTCCTCGGCGAGCTTCTTCTCGTCATCCGCGGCCTTATGCTTGAGGAGCACGATCGCATGTTCGATCCGCTCGCGCACTGCGAGGTCTCGCTCCGAGTTCGTGTGGACGAGCGAGAGCTTTTGCTGCCAGTAGTCGATGTCCGCCGAGATGTCCGCCTGGCGGAAAGCGCCGCCGGCTTCCTTGAGCTTCTCAAGTGACGACGTCCAGTCTCGGAGTCGGTTGTCGGCGGCGACCTTCTGTGTCTTGGTGCTGACATCGGCGCCGCCGCTTGAGAGGTCCGTCGAACCTGGGCTCGATGGTTTCTGAATCTGTCCGATCTTCGCCTTCAACTCCTCGGCGTGTTTGTCCATGTCCTTCAAGTCCGTCTTGAGGTCCCGAAGGATCTGCCGAGCGCCCGAGATGTCACCGCGAAGAGCCGCCATCGCCGCGGCGAACAAACCGCCAATGCGCGTCCCGAGCTCCTTCATCCCGAACCACAAATCGATGATGATCGCGGCGAGCCACTGCAGCACTTGAGCGAACGCGCGACCCATCGCGGGCCCTTCGCTCCCGAGTGCCTGGCCGAGTTGCGTCATCACCGGCAAGAGGGCTTTCCCGATTTGCATCTGGAGGGACTTGCCGACGAGTTCGACGTCGCGCAAGGCTTCCTTGTATGCCTTCGCCTGAGCGGCGCCGTTCGGGCCGACCTCGAGGCCGAGCTCGCGCGCGCGATCCGTGGCTTCGGAAAAGACATCATTCGTGAGTTTCAGCAGTTCGCGGATCTCGGCAACGCCCCGGCCGAAGAGCGCCATCGCAGCGATGTTCTGCTCGATCGGGTTGTGGATCTCGCGAAGGCGCTCGAGCGCGTCCTTCATGACGTCGCCGGTAGCGCGGAACTCGCCATTCGATTGCCGGGTCGCGATGCCGAGCTTCGTGAATTCCGACTCATGCGTCGCGATCGCGCGTGACATTTTGATCGATGAGTCGATGACGACGCCCGACTCGACACCGATGTGATGAAGCGCGACCTCCCAATCGCTTGCGGCCTCGGTCGTGATGCCGAGCGCCTTCGCGAGCTTCGCGGCACCGATCGACCAGTCGACCGTGCTCTTGATGGCGTCGCGAAAGAGTGCACCACCGGCGAGGAGTGCGGTGATGCCGAGCAAGTGCGATTTCAGGGTGTTAAACGTGCCAGAGATTCCGGCGATCGAAGCCTTCATCGACGCGACGCCCTCTTTGACGGCCGTGGCGGCCGATTGCATCGCCGCTGTTGCGCTCGTTGACTCTCCAGTTATTTTGACGCCGACCGTTTCGTCTGACATACGGGCTCCTAACTATTTTCCGGGGGTTCGCGGGAAGACGTCAAAGACGCTCTGCCCGTCTTCAGTGAATTCCGAGGTCTTGGCCTTCTTGCCGGCGCCGAGGTAGGCAGCGATCAGAACATGCTGCGGCGGAAACTCGCGCTGGTAAGCCGTGATGGCTTCGAGCCGCGGGATCGTCATCTGCTCATCGATGTATTCCCACGTCCAGCCGGGGAAGCAGGCCAAAAGGTGCGCATAGAGCGCATCCCAGTCCACGGGACCTTCCTCCCCCTTTACCTTCAGCGCATCCACCTTGGGCAGAAGGCCGGACTGCTTCATGACGGCGTCGAGCACTTCGCGGAAGTTACGAAGGTCGAGCAGGTTCTCGACATCCGTGATGCTGAGGTCGGGATAGTTTCGCGTCAGTGCCAGGTGCACGATCTCGGCCGTTGCAGAGAGCGAGTCCTCGCTCAGTTCGGCGATGCTGTTGCCTGCTATCAATCGGCCCAGCAGCGGCTCCAGTTTTCGGACGCGTCTCAAGTTGAGCGGCGGGATGATCCACCGGCGCCCGCTGATCGCTACTTCCAGCCCTTCGATCTCGTCGACCATCGCGCGCGCCTACGAATTGCCCGAAGTCTGATTGAGCCGCGCGGTCTGTCTGTCAGCTTGGCCGGTCAGGTATTGGATGATCGGCACGATGTTGACGAGATCGACCATCTCCTCGACCTGATCGAGAGTGACCTCCGGGTAGTTTCGCAAGATCGCCGTATGCACGAGCGTCGCTGCAGCGTTGAGCGCTTCGATGCCCAGCGCGTCGTTGACGTAATCCGGCTTTAGCAGTGTGGGCTCGAGCTGCTTCACCTGTTTGATAGTCAGCGCCGGGATTTCCCACTCCACGCCGCCCAGGATGAATTTCTTGCCAGGGATCATTTTTGCGTCGGTCATTTTCTGCTCCAGTTTGTGAATCGGTATCGCTCGCGCGCGTAGCTCAACGAAGCGCCGCCTCCGTCGCTCGCTGAAATTCAGCGCGGATCGCCTCGCGCTCATCGGCGAGCGCGGATCTCAGAAAGGATTTCTCCGGCACGTGCGTATGCCGCGCGTGCTGCCTCACGGTGAATGATTTCCCGAGCTTCGATGTCCGCAGCTGCTCGCGCACGGAGACGATGCCATCGAACCCGTATTCGTGGACTCTCGCGTATTCGACGTTGGTCCCAACAATGCCGGTCACCTGCTGGGCGGATTCTGTGACTCGCGTATGGATCGAACGTCGCAGCCGGCCGGTGCGCACGTTCAATACTTGACCCGAGAGCTTGTCGCTCTTCGAGTGTCCCTGCACGAGCGTCGCCGCGCGCTGCACGGCGATCCGCAACTGCACGCGCAGCTTGTTGGGCAGTGACCCGAATCGTGCCACCGCTCGCTCGCCGCCGACTACTACACCGCGCAACATGTCGTGGTCCCCTCAGAACGATATGTCGTCATCAAAATCCGGCTTCGCAATCGCGGCCTTCGTGTCTGGCTTTGGCGCACCGTCACGGCGCGCCTCCTTCGGCTTCACCGACAGAGCGAAATATCGCGAGCCGTCATCGCCCTCGCGCACCCAGCCGGAGAGCCAGAATTCCTTGCCATCGATGTTGATGTGCCCGGAATGCGTCGGGTGCGTGTCCGCCTGGCGCCGCAAGTTCTTGCCCAGAATCCCGCGGTTCGTGTAGTCCTGTTTTGCTTCGCTCATCGCTGCCTCTTTGGTTGATGAATCATGCGGCCTGGGCGACTGGGTCCGGAATCACGATGCCGAGGGCGGCCGCCTTGCGTTGAATGAAATCGATAAAATCAGCAAATTCGATTTTCGAGAGGCGCGAGCTTCGCCGCATCGGCCGCAGTCGTTTCCGACCGAAGGCCTGCAGAACCTCCCAGCCAAAACGCTCACCGAGGAAGTACTCATGCAGGTCCTCGGCATCCCATCCCTGCATGGCCGAGTGGCACAGGATCGTCGGATAGACGGCCGCCCAGAGGTACGCGTTCTGCTGATTGCTGCGCGTCGCCTTGTGCTCGCGGATTTCGACACGCCAACCGGTGTCGGGCGGCAGGTCATGCAGATACGCGAAGACGCGAGCGAGGCCTGCGTCGCGCGATTCCTTTCGAATGTGCATGACTTGGATCACGACGGCTGGCCCGCAGCTTCGCGCGCCTTCATGGCTTCGGCTTCCCGACGGTAATACTCGAGCATTCCAGTTTTGCCGGTATGGTGAAAACAGTGGCGAACACCCTGCACGAAGGCGTCGACCTGATCATCGTGCGGACTCTTCGGAAAGGCGTGAAGCTCCTCCAGAAACTCCGAGAGCCAGGCAGCGCCCTCGATTGCGTAGATGCGATTCGCCTCCCAGGTCGGAACGATCGTGTGTGCGCGTGTGAGCTTGTCGCCATCTGGGCGCACCGCAACGACCGGGAGCGCGGTGTTTTCTTTCAAGTCCTGGATGAGCGATTGCCCGCTCGCCGCATCTTCGACGAGCACCGCGGACGGCCGCCAACGTGACGCCCACTCAATTGCGATCTGCTTCAACGCGGGATAGCTGAAGCGCCCGCGCACCCGCTCGAGAAGCATCACGCCTTTGTCGAATTTTCCGAGCGCGAAGCCGACCGAGTAGTCGGATTCTTCCTTGGTCTTGAACGCCGTGTCGAGTGATACGAGCACGCTCGAGAATTTCGGGAGGTCCGCGCCGGCTGGCCAAAGCTGCAGACATCCCCGCTTGAAGACTTCGCCCTCCGCGGCAAACGGCCGTTGCTGGTGCTGACCCGCGAATCCGGATTCCCCGAGGCGCAGGCGCTCGGTCTTGATCACGTCCGCCGGAAACCGCTCCGGAAATGCGAGCTCGCCCTCCTCCGTGCGCGGATCCGTCCAACCGAGCGATGTCGTATAGCGGCGCGACGTTTCAAACTCCTGCGGGATGATCAGCGTCTCCCAGGCATCGGCCTCCGTCTCGAGCACGTGCCCTGCGAGGTCCTCCGGGTGCAACCGCTGCATGATGATCACGCGCGTGCCGGTGCGAAGGTCGTTCAAGCGATTGGCGAAAGCCTGGTCGTACCAGTTGTTGACTCCATTGCGCGCGATCTCGCTGTAGGCATCGTCGGCATCGACCGGATCATCGATGAAGAGCGCATCGGCTCGATCGCCTGTGACACGTGCCTCGGACGAGAGCGCCACTCGAAACCCGGTCGCGGTGTTGTTGTAGCGCTGCTTGAGGTTCGCATCATCGGCGAGCGACCAGGTGATGCCGAACGTCCGCCGATACCACGCCGACTCGATGACATTGCGACACTTCATCGAGTCACGCGTCGCCACGGCAGGATTGCCCGACGCGAAGATCGATCGCCACGCGGGCCGTGTGATCCATCGCCATGCCGGCGCGCACACCGAGACGACCGTGCTTTTTGCAAAGCCGGGCGGAACCAGAATGAGCAGATTGCGTTTCGCGAGCCGTCCCTCGAGCAACGCCTGCACGTGCGAGGTGATCGCCTCCAAGTGCCAGTTCCAAATGAGCGGCGTCTCAGGTTCGACCACACGCCATGCGGCGCGCACGAAGCCCGCAAGCCCAACCGTTCTAGCCTCCCGCTGCTCTGGCGTCAGCGAGGTGCCCGCACCGTAGGCCGCGACCAACTCCTTCGCTTCGCGTATGACCTTCTGCGGCTGTGGACTGAAGAGATTCACGCCGCGTCGAGCTCCGCAAGGATCTCTGCAGCGCGTGCTTCGACACGAATGCCGATCGCATGAGAGTGCGTCATCGCAAGGGCAGGTTCGTTCAGCGGCATCGGCGGCCGTATTGCGTTCGGCAAGCCGGACGGCCGACCCGTCGCCATTTCGACCGACCGCCATGTGGCGCCCCACTCGATGACGGAGTCGGTCCACTCGTTAAAGGCGGCCTCGAATGCAATCACTGCACGATGGCGCGCGTACTCCAGAATCGCTTCGCCTCGAAGGCGCCGACTCTCCAGAGCCGCCCGTGAGTGTTCGCGGCCCCGCTCCTCGGCTCGCTTGATGGTCGGCGCATGCTTGCGCTCGAACCGATCGGCCGAGGCCACGAGTTCCGCGATCTCGCTCTCCGCGCGTGCGCGACCTTCACCGAAGATGCGCGAGAGCTGCGCCGTCCTCGCCCCGATGGTCGAGCGCAAGGCGTTGAGGTCCACCACCGGCTGCTGCAGCGGGCCCAGTTCCGCAACCAGGGCTTCGAGCTTGCGACGGCTCTGTTGATAGGCCAGGAGCGCAGGACTCGACACTTCGATTGCTTGGGCATTCACGAATGATTTCCTTGTTGAATGAGCGGATCAGTGAAGCCGATCGTCGCCACGAGCCGGAGATGCCACCTGCTCAAGC